TAGAACAACAAAAAGAAAAAGCAGATAATGCTGATGAATTTGGAGGTTATGACCCTAGGAGAGATGGTATTTAGGAGGTGATTAGATGAAGGATAAAGAGTTGGAAAAGAAAATAGAAAAACTAATTGCTTTGTACCTTGCTGCCAATGATGAGTTTATTAACCTTATCATAAATGGTATGGCTGTTGAATATCCTACAGATTCAGTCCATGTACAAAGTATGACTTCTATGCTCAATAGGATTACCTCTTTGTCTAATACCTTGAAAAACTCTTCTAAACCTAAAGTAGAATCTGTGATAACAGCAGCTTATGAGAGTGGCTATCTGAATGCTAGTAGTAATCTTGGTGGAGGTACTGAGGTTAAGTTTACTGATACTCAACAAGCCACTCTAGATAAGTTAATGACTGATACTTACAATGATATGCTCATTGCTACAAAGTATATGAGTGAGTCTGCCAAGAGATTTGTAAGAGTTAAGACTTCACAAGTTATGCAGCTACAACAAGCACTAAGACAAGGTAATAAAAGTTTAGCTTACTCATTAGCTAGACAATTAGAAGCAGGTAAACTTAGTAAGGATGCTTATGGTCAAGCATTTACAGGTATTGTTGATAAATCTGGTAGAAGGTGGAACTTAAAGACTTACTCTGAAATGGTTGTAAGAACAAAGACACAACAAGCACACATCTATGGAACAGCACAACAAGGGCATGAGTTAGGATGTCACTTATTTATAATCAGTAGTCATAATGCTATAGATGCCTGTGCTAAATGGGAAGGAAAGATAATATCAGTTGGTGAAGAAGTTGATGGATACCCTATGTATGAAGACATAGCAAAATCTATGGAGTGCTTCCATCCTAACTGTAAACATCATATTACTCCTATATCAGATGAAGTAGCATCAAGAGTAAAAAGTAGAAAAAGGTAGGTACTTGAATTTCTTGTAAGTAACAGTTGATATATATGAAGTAAAGTAAAGGAGGTATCTTAATGGCAGATATAAATGTTAATGTAAATGCAGAACCAGCAGCTACAGACCCAGTTGAACAAAATCCTGCTGAGAGTCCTGCACAAAATCCTGCTGAGCCAGAAGCTAAACCAGTTGAAAAGGAGGAAAAACCAGAAGTTAAAGAACCTGCTCCTAAACCAACTAGTAAAGGCAGGAAGACTAAGGCAGATTTACAAGCACAAATAGATATGCTACAAGCTGAGTTAAATAATGTTGTAGATAATTCAGCAGATTTTAACAGTCAACTTGATGCAAAGGATAATGAAATAGAGAATCTTAAACAACAAATAGAATCCTATAAGGTACAAGTTGATGCTCTTAATGCAGCAGTTGCTAGTATCATTGAGGACAAGAAAAATAAATTACCAGATAACATGAAGAATCTTGTACCAGAAAATCAAGATGCCATAGCAACACTTAACTGGCTTCTTAAAGCTGAGGGCAATGCTCCTGTTGAGAAACCAGAAGTTCAAATAGGTAGAGTGATACCTATTGATAGAACACAAATTAATAATCCAGATAATTCAGAAATGTCACCTTATGAAAAGATGACTAGTGCTTTTGCACAATTATTTTCAAAGAAATAAAGATTAAATAGGAGGGAATTATAATGGCAGGTATAAGTTTAGCACAATCTGCAAGAATGACTAATGATGTTTTACAAGCAGGTGTCATTGAGGTTCTTGCAACAGAATCAAAATTATTACAACTATTACCTTTTATGAATGTACAAGGTAGTGGTTACACTTACAACATTGAAAAGAATTTAGGAAATGCACAATTCAGAAAAGTAAATGGTGGATACAACTATGGAGCAATAGAAACAATTCCTGTTACTGAAAGAATTGTTATCTTAGGTGATGAAGCAATTGTAGATACTTACCAAATAGCTGTTGAATCAGACATCAACAACTTAATGGCTATTGAAGTTGCTTTAAGAACAAAAGCAATTGCTCACAAATTTGAAAAATGCTTTATAGATGGTGGTAAAGCAGCAGGTTCTGGTGTTCCTAGTGAATCAGTTGCAAATGAGTTTGTTGGTATCCTAACTAGATATACAGAAACAGCACCTGCAAATATTCCATCAAATGCTTTATCATTATTCCAAGCACAAGTAATTACAAAAACTGATGATTTAATTGGTGACTTAGATACATTACTTGATATGGTTGCTGGTGGAGCAGATTGTTTAATAATGAACAAAAAGACAAGAAGACAAGTAACTGCTAAAGGTAGAGCATTCTGTGACTACAGACAAGGTGAATTTGGTACTCAATTTGTACAATATGGTGGTATTGATATTGTAGATGTTGATGGTGATTTATTAGCAGATGATGTAGTAATAGCTGCTAAATTTGGTGCTAAAGAAGCTGTATGTGGTTTACAAAATGGTGGAGTAAGAGTTACAGCACTAGGAGAAATGGAATCACAACCACAAGTAAAAACAAGAATTGAATGGTTTGTTGGTTTAGCAGTATTCAATCCTAAAGCAGTAGCTATCAGAAAAGCAGCACCAGGAAAATAATGTAAAGTTGTTGGGGGTAGGCAGGAATGTCTACCTCCTTTATTTGTTTAGGAGGTGAAGTTAGCATGGCTGTGCTTAAAACAGTTAGCATGGATGAAAACTCTTCTGCTGTTATGACAAGAGTTCAAGCTTATATAGATATGAACATTTATAACTCAGCAGTTTGGGATAGCTTAGAAGATAAGCAGAAGTTAAAAGCAATATACAATTCCTATAGAATCCTTGTAACTATACTTCCAGATATCTTTGATAATACTGATGCTTCCACAATTGACCTAGATGACCTTGTTGCAGAAATAATGTGGCTTATTAAAAGGGATGACTCTACTGATAGGGCAGACCAAGGTGCTACTATGATTACTCTTGGAGATATGTCTATGCAGTTTGATAGCAGTAAAACAGGTGTTATGATTGCACCAGAGATTATAACAAGGTATGACTTGTCAGCAAGTGGTCAAAGAAGAAGAGTTGGAAGATATGTATTACCTTTAGAGGATACTGCAAGAACAGGATTCTACTTGGGAGATAAGGAGAGGTTCAGATATGATAAGTAATCATATGGGTCTTGTACCTTTAAATGATAGAATAATTATAACAAGGCAATCTGAAGAACCAGATGTAGATGAATGGGGAGTTGCACAATATGAAATGATATCAGTAGAGTATGCTTGTCATATTGCTTATAACTATAAACTAGAAGCAATGACTGTAGCTTCTGGTAACACCATTGTATACACAGCAAAGATATACTTAAGAGGATTAGTAATGCTAGAAGGTAAGGACAAAGTAGAATTTACAGATATGGTAGGAAATACTGTTGAGAAAGAAATCCTTACAGTATATCCAGTAAGAGATTTTGGAGGTAAGGTTCTTGCTACTTGTTTAATAGTCTAGGAGGTGATAATATGAGTTGCATTAGGCTTGTTGTACAGGACTTAACAAATTTTAAACAACTATTACAACAAACTAGGGTAACCTATCAAAAGGTAGGAGTTGATATATTAAATGATATGCAATATGTAACCAGAGGTGCTGCTCCTTTTGATACAGGACAACTAGAAGGTAACATTAGTGCAACTAGCAGAAAAGGTGCTAATAGCTTTGAAGGTTCTATAGGAGTATCTTCATGGAATAGAGGATTTGACTATGGTGCATTAAGGCATGACTATCCATTTAAACTAGGTGCAGGTAGCTTGAGTAAGGGTGGTGTAACTAGTAATATAACTGGACAAAGTTTTTCTGTTGGATATGCCTTTGCAAGTGAAACAACTCTTGGTAATGCTGATGGATACATCAGATATATAGAAGAACAACTTAATGATTTATTTGCTAAGTATAGTGCATAGGAGGGATATTATGCTTGATATTATGCAGTTTGTTCAATTGCTTAAAAATGAACTTGGACTAGTATGCTATCCTCTTGTATTTCCACCTACTGCTCCAAATGAATGCAGTATCATAACTTTTACAGATATCCTAGGAAGCAAGGGGGATGTAAAGAATCTGGAATGTACAGTTTACTGTAGAGCAGAAAGACCAGATAAAGCTTTACAAAATGCTAACAAAGTGATTAAGAGATTAGATAAGGAAACTTCTCTAGTCTTTGATGACATTCAAGTCTTATTAATATCAGCAATAACTCCTGTTGGTAGATTTGCTGGTGTTGATAACAATGGTTTGAATGTATTTCAAGCAAGTTTCAAAATTATAATTTGTGATTATTAAGGAGGAATGAAGAATGGCTAAACAAGCTGGATGTGATGTACTTTTAAAAGTTGCTAAGGAAGCTAGTAATGGAGAAGCACCTACAAGCTACATTGTAATAGGTGGTCAAACTGGTGCTACTTTAAACAGAAGTGCTGAAACAATTGATGTTACTGACAAAACTAATGAAGGTTACAAAGAATACATGGCAGGATTAAAAGAATGGTCTATTGACTGTGATGGTTTCTGTGTAATAGCTGACCAAGGTATTGCAATACTAGATGAGGTATTTGAAGCTAGAAAGAAAGTATATGTTGAAATTGTTATGTTAGGTAACAAGTATACTGGTTCTGGCTATATCACAGACTACCCAATAGAAATGCCTTTAGACTCTGCTGTATCTTACAGCTTCTCTATAAGTGGTGCTTCTAAGTTAGTTGTAGCAAAAGCAGGTGCTTAATTTAATTGGAGGGTCTTCCCTCCTTACCTTGTGAATTTAAATATAAATAAAGGAGGTTGCTGTTAATGGCAAAAATAAAAAGACAAATTAAAAATACTACACCAGTTATTATTAATGGAGAGGAAATGTTCTTAAAGTATAATGTATTTGCAATTAAGAAGATGAATGAGTTAGGGGTAGACTTAACTAAGTTTGATGAAAATAATCCTATGACAATAGATGATATTGCTACTATACTTTATTGTGGATTAGCAACTTATGACCCAAGTTTAACTCTTGATGAAGTTTGTATGCTAATTGATATTGGTGATATGGAATACCTAGCTAACAAGATTATGGAAGCTATGAATAATGCAACACCAGTAAAAAACTAGTAGGTCTAGGTAATCTTTCTTGGGAGAATACAAGAAAATATGCTTATGGATTACTTAGACTGAAACCAGAAGACTTAGAAGAGATTGATGTTAAGGACTTCTTGGATATGGTTAATGGTGCATTACAATGGGATAATGATGTAAAGACAAATGAGATTGACTTATGGTTTGAACAACTATCACATTTTACTGCTAATATTATGTTATCATCTGGTAACTACAAGAAGTCAACTAAATTAGAGAGAATAAAGGAATCACTTTATATTCCACTTAGAGATAGGGAAGCTTATGAGAAGAAGCACAGGCAATCTAAGGGTAAACCTAAGAGAAGCCACAAAGATGCCCCTGCTGATAAGGTGGATGAATTAAAGAAAAAATTCAATCTTTAGGCAGGGCAGTATTGCTCTGTCTATATTTTATTTTAGGAGGTTTTTATATGTATGGTAAATTAATTGATGGTGTTATAAAATATGCACCAACTAACTATCTAACAGAAAATGGTAAAATGATTCTTAATTTTAATACAAACACAGAAGTAATGTTAGAGAATGGTTTTAAAGAAATAATTAATGTTGTTCCTTCTTATGATGCTAATACACAAGTAGTTACTATGGATAGTTACACAGAGGAAGATACAACTATTACTG